GCCATTGATGTTTCAAGGCCATTCTTTGCCTTGTATTGTTCTAATATTTCTAGAATACCAGCATCAGTTCCCAAACTTTTAGATACGCGATAGAGTTTGCCCGGATCATTATTTTCAATAGCAGCAGGATTGCTAACAACCAAATTTGTAGCAGCATCTTGCGTTGTTTTAAGAATGGCTTGGTTGTTACTAATTTGTTGTACAGCAGTGTTTAACTGATCTATATACAAAGCACGTGTTTCTACTTTAACAATGTTTCCTTTAGCAGCAGCAATAGCAAAATCATCTTTAGCATCTGCAATGTCTTTTATATAACTTGTAGCAGCATAATCTCGCAACACCTTACTGGAATATCCACCATCCAAATACAAATTACGAACGGCATCTTCATAGGTGATTTTACCTTGAGAGGCTTGTTCCAATGCATGCGCCATACCATGTACGTTTTGAATGGGAGCAGCAGGGTCTGGAGGTTGTACTTGCCTAGACTGTTCAATTAACAAAGCATCTGCAGAGGGAGGAGTTACAATGTCCATAACTGAAGCTCCAGAAGGAGGCGGCAAAGGCACTCCTTCCACACTCTCTTGCGGAGGAATAGGAAATGTTGTAATGTTTTCCATTAGGAGAAAAGACCTTTAGGAATAATACTTGTTTCAGGTTTTAAACCACCAGCAGCACTAAAAATAGTTCCACCCATGTTCATCATTTGAGTAGCTGATTGATAGTCTGAAGAGGCTTGTGCCATAGCAATGTTTGCTTGACCTGCCATTAATTGAGCTTGCCCACCACGTTCTGCAGCAGCCATTGAAGCTGTTTGAGTGTCTGCAACATTTGACATATATCCAAGATTGGATGCAAGTTGAGAACCCAATCCACTAACACCCCCAGCAACACCACTACTTCCACTAGTACCAGTGGTTGCTCCACGTGCTATAATACCTGCAGCGGCAGCACGTTGTTGACGAATAGCAGCACGAACACTCCGCATATTCTCAATGTCAGCACGTTGTTTTTGTGCAGCAAGTTCTTGACGGCGAGCTTGTGCAGATTCATTAGCTGCTTGTTCTTGCCGCCTCATGGCCTCTTCTTGGTCATCTCTAGCACTTTGTTGTTGAAAAAATCCTACAACACTCATCACTGCGCCAACTGCTTGTACTGCTGAACCCATATTATTCTCCTATCTCTCTCACTAAAAATATTTGTCCGTGTTCTACACTCAAATATTTAAAGCCAAACATTTTAGCAAACTTATAAAGTTTTGTATTAGTAGGGTCTACCATTACAAACACTTGCTTAATACCATTTTCACAGAATGTTTTAAGCACACTATCAAACCACTTCTTGTATTCTTTTAAGGCTTTTGCACTCCATACATATATTTGTGCATGTATAAACACTGCTTTATAATCTGTTTTTTCAATTTCTAAATGCACAAATTCATTTTTGATTATTGTGTGTTTAAGTGCTTCCATACAATACATTACTCCAGCCTAATATACGCATGTCATAATCTTCATCAGCAGTGAATTTAATTTGCAGTGCTCTACCTCTACCACGTATTTTATTTTTGGTAATCACTACAGGATAGCCATCATCAAAGTCAAAAGTAGAAGGGATGTACATACGTGTATGCCTATAAACCTCTTGACCATCATCCCACTTATTAGCATTGGCGCTGTCTGTAAAATCCCAACGTGTTTGCATTGTGCAACTACTGCTATTCAAATCATTATACGAAGCATCAAACCCAGTTTCAGTGCGTTCCATAAACACAGTGATGTATTGAGATTGCTTCCTTTTGCTAGGCCCATTAGGAGCAAAATTGTAGCCAGTGAGTAGATAGCTACTATAAGACACCCCAGTGTTATTATAGTTATACCAATCTCGCCATTTACTAGGAGCATTACGTTCATTCAGAAAATCTGCAAACGTCATTTCGTAATAGCTGCCACTAGGTACAATGGTAAGAAACTTCCATTGTTTACTACCTGCAACATTAGATGCAATTGTAGCAACTACTTGATTACTACTTCCATCAACAACATTATTACTAGAAGAGTCAATCACTGTAAATGTATTAGATTGATTAAGGGTTTCTTTAGTGACTACAGCATCTACAATGACAGGCAAAGAAGTCGAGTCACTGAAACTTAACGGGTAAAATGCATTAAGGCGAACATCTAATGCAAGGATGTTAGTTTTCTGATAGGGGAATGTATCATCATCAGTGTCTAGGTTTTTGTTATATAGCCAATACACCACCTTATCTGTAGCATTATATGCCCCAGTAGCAAATTGTTTTGCCAATGATGGAATAGCATTGTAATAGGATTTAATGTTTAGGTCAGTGATAGAAGAGACAGACAAACTACCAACATCATCTTTACCAATCCTACAAACACCTGAATAGCCCCAAAACAGAATACTCTCTTCTACGTCCACTACACTTTGTTGACCAGCACATCCAAGACTACTCACCTTCTTTACTTCATAACCAGTGGCACTAAAACCTACGTTAGATGTACCAGTGATTGTCCAAACACCATTAGTAGCAAGAACCACAATACCATTATCATTACTGAGAATGTCAACAATCTCACCACAATCTTGAATTGGCACTACACCACCATCACTATCTACAAGATCACTTAGCACTTCTGAAGTGGGGTCAGCACTTTGATAGCATTGACCATACTTAGTAGTGTCTACAGCAACTTGACTAAAGAATACAGTGCTGCCATAAGTGGTTGAAGAGATTCCAGCAAACCATGCTCTACCAGCAAAGAAAGCACACACTTTAGGACGAGTAATCTCTTTCACTACAGCTAGGCCAGTAATGCCGCTAGCAGTAGCCCTATCTTGATTAAACACATCTAGAATGTATCGCCCTCTAGGAGCGCGAGAGGTTCCAAAATCTTGTTTGTTCAATAGTGCTGCATCAAAATTATCACTGCTATCTTTACCATATATCCAACTTTGAGCATTGGAAGGGTAGTTTGATTGGCTACTATTCCAAGAATTTATTTTAGTAATATCCCATCCTTGGTTAAACAAATTATATTTATGAGCGTCAGTAAGAGTGGTAGGTTTTTCTGCCACTGTAAGCCCATCACTCACCCCATCAAAATCACGTATTTGTATAGTGATGGCTGATGCAGAAATACTGTCAGTGGAAGCAGTGTAGGTTACAATGATGGGTTCAGTGTCTCGACAAGTAATCAGTAGCTTGCCTTGTGCGCTAACACATTTAATAGGTGCTGTACCAATTGTGTTAGTGTTGCCACTACACAAATAGGTGTTCAAATCAATAGTAAACGATTTGACGTTAATAGATGGAGATACAGGAGTGTCAGGATAGAAATAGACATACCTCCCAACTTGGGAGACAATGAAGTTTAAATCTCCATTACCACCAACAGCAGTCCACTTACCACTAGTAAATGCCCATGTATTACGTTGAGCACTAGTAATGGAGCGAGAGGTGAGTGTCCAATCAGTTTCCAAATCCACAGCGCGGCGTTTACTTAGCTTTCCACTAATAGCAGGGATAAGATTGTCTCCATCTTTCCAAGTGTTCTTAGGAAAAGTAAAATAGCTAGCCTCAGTGTTAAGGCCAGCTACAAAAGTAAACTGCTCATCTTGTGCTACTTGTACACTCATGCTAGAATGTCTTTCCCATATTTATTCACTACAGTGCGACGCAAACTATCAATGGATGTAAACTTGCCATTCAATTCAAAAGGAAGTTGACCACCACCTTTAAAATAGACAAAATACAATCCTGTTGGAGTGCGTTCTGCTTGCAACAACTTCTCACCCTTTTCTACACTCTCTTCAAACTCTTGACGTTTATTCTTAGCGTGTTCTTTTTTCTTTTCATGCTTTTCAACCACTGCATCAAAAATATTATCGTCTGCCATAGTTCACCTTTGTATTATAACTACTCTGACTTGACTTGTTACGCCATGCTTCATTTTGAAAAGTGTTGCGACCACGTTGAGCTTTCCTCTCCTCTTTAGCATTTGCTTGTTGACGCAAATTAATAGATGAGGTGGATTTAATTTCAGCGAGTAGAGTGGGGAACATCTTTTCAGGAAGTCGAGGAACAAAACTATCTTCGTGTGTCCAAGATGGAACAATCACTCCATAACACAAGTTATTAGAAGTTTGCAAAGTGTTTTCTACACTTTCATTATACCCATCAAATACAAAATAGGTGTCATCAAAAGTGGTGTAATACAGTGGATCACGATTGAGAGCAAACCCGTCTGAATCCACTACACCTGTTTCTTCCACTCGCAAATCAAGCATGTCTTGAAAATCTTTAGGGTCAAGCCATGTAACATCTTTCTTATTATATTTAATCCACTCTATTTTACTTACATCATCCTCATCCAATTCCATATAAGTAGGACGAGTAGTATCTCCCAACCCTTGCAAAGAAAAAGTGTCTTTAAGAAAAGGCCACTCTCTTTGCCCAATCAATTCGTAATAGCACTCTTTAACAAACATTGCTACTTGTTTACTTTCTACAGTGTCATCAATACTATTAACATCATCACTATCAATGCTATTAAGAACACTCTGCACCATATCTAGAATAGACATTTTCATTATTAAGCCCCTGCAAAAATAGCACTAATTTGCATTGCATAAACACGAATATCTCCACTTACGCCAGTGTTATAAGCATACAATTCAAAATAGTCATTAGTAGCAGCAACTACTGTGTGTACACCACTCATACAACTAATAATATCTTTAGTCACAGTGGAAACACTACGACCATTATCAATAACACCATTTTTAAAAACAGCAACTACAATGTTACGACTGCTTGCAGCACTTTGATCTAAACTAATAGAATAGGTGATAGATATAGGCACAGTGTCTGTGCCAGTGTATGTAAGACGAGAGGTTGTTGCTTCAGTAACATCTGAAGGTGTACCACCAGCAGTGGTAGTAGGAGCTAGTTTAGTGTATGAAGCAGGGTAGGACAGTGTGTACGGGGTAGAAATATTAAAGAAATGCACTTGCCCATGAGGACTACCAGCAAGTACAAAATCACCACTACCATTTACAGTGACGATTTGACCTGCAGCACCATTAGTGGTAAGGCCAGAAAGTTGCGGAGGAGATAGTTTCTGCCATGTACCACTACCACTTCCATCAGAAACATACACCTTATTAGCAGTAGCTGATGCTACCCCTTTAGGTTCATGCAAGTTAGCACCTGTTAAAGATGCATGCGATACGTTAGCCATATTATCCTCTATAGAAAAAAGGGGGCTAAGACCTTTTGAGTCCTGCCCCCTTCACATCCCTCTATATTAGAGGTAGGTTACAACCATTGTTGCCGATCCAGCAGTCCAGTCGGTCTGAGCACTGGCAAGAACAACATCAGTGGCAGCAGAATAGCTCTTCAATTCTGCAGCAACCGTGTCAGTCGCACCAAAAGCATACACACCATCAACCAGAATCACAGCACCAGCACTAGCCATTGTAGCACTAGTAGCAGCAGTAGCGGTGATAAAACCATCCGCATCTGAAGCATCACCCACAGTGATTGTGTTAGTACCAGTGGAAGTAAACCCAGTGTCCACCACAAGACGCACATCCAATACACGTGTACCAGCCGGTACAGTGATCTTCAGCGCATCAGCAGCATTGAGGTTTTTCCAGTCAAACTTTTGAACAGCAGATTTAGCACCGCTAATTCCACCGTAGTTCTTAGCCGGAGCACCAGCGATAGCAGGTTGGTTAGTACCAAAACCAACAACCAAACCATCCGAGTTCGACCATGTTGCAGCACGTTTACCAATAGTAGCCATATCTTTCTCCTATCAAACAGTGTTCTTGGAAAGAATGCCAACCACCGATTCCGGGCGATAGAGCTTCAGACCAAAGCGAGCATTCATAACATATTCGTCACGACGCAGGTCTTTGTTGCGCTCATACTCCACCTTCGGCTCTTGCCGCCATGCACCCACGAACGGAGTAATGTCGCCACCCATACCGAAGAACAGGTTCACTACAGAAGCAGCCGGAGATGCAGTGCCAGAAATGGTTTCTGCGCCTTGAGTCGGCAGGTAGTTGGAAACATACACATCGAAGCCGTAGATGTTACGGATGAAAGACATGCCAGTAATGTCGTTGACAAAACCAGTGTTGATGATGCCTTCAAAACGCGGGTTGCTTTCAACAGCGACCAAGTTGGTCAGCGTGTTCAGAACGTATTCTTGCGAAGGGTCAACAACGGCAATGCGAGTACCAGTGACGTTAGCTTTGTCCAGAGCATATTTAGCTTTGGCAAAATCGCTAAGAGTCAGCGTGGTGTTGGTGTTGCCAGAAGCAACAAAACGATGGCTTGCGCCGTTGATGCTGTTCGGATCAGACAGCGTTTGGCTCTGAATGAGTTGGAAAATCGAGGTTTCCATGTTCTCTTCCAGCGCACGACGCATCTTCGGAACGAACGAAGCGATCAGTTGGTTAGCGTAATAGGCATCTTGCTTGGCCTTGTCAGTGATGTATGTCGCACTTTCGACATAGCGATCAATAGTGAAGTTGAATTCACCAGTGTCAATCGCATCATACACAACAGGGCTGTTTTCAGCCGTTTCACGCATCGGAATTTCACCAATCGACGGAATGGTGAATTGGTTGCCATCGGGAAAGCCACTCAGCCAACGAACATATTTCGTACCCTGCAGACGATCCAGAAGAATCTCTTTAATCTGGTCACTCCACAGTTCCGAACGAACGAGGTTGGCATTTACGGCATCATAATTCATGCTCATAAAAACTCCTTATTTTTTGTAATAGAGGTTAGGGTTTGTCCTAACCGCAGTGTCCATTTTCAATTGGAAATCTGTACTGTAATAGGTTGTAGGATCAGTACGACGAATATTATCAAAATATTCTTTTGTGCCAAACTGCTGCAGCCTACCGCTAGGGTTGGCTGAAGAATAGCTGGCAGTGGTATTCACTGTACTAGCACCACCTACTCCAGTGCTCTTAGGAACATCTCCACTGAATAATGAAATAAACTTATCAGGATCGACAGAAGCCAGTTCAGTGTACACTTTCTGCAGTTCAGGAGTGCTTGCAAACTCTACAAACTTTGCTCCAGCTTTTTCGCCAAACAACTCTTTCATTTTGGCATCTGCTTTCAGCATATTGCTGCGACGTTGTTTCTGTGTCTCCAATCCGGTAACAGTAGCTTCAACCAACTTGCTCAGTTCAGCCACATCAACCCCCTTTGTGGGAGCAGGAGTAGGGTCACTATCCTGTGTAGTCTGCTGTTGATTCAACCGTTGCAAAACATCATCGACTGTTTTAGCTGCAGTGGCCTTCTCTTTCAAATCTCGGTTTTCAGCCTTGAGTTGTTCGATGAAGCCATCGGCATTGATGTATCCTTTTGCCAAATCGTCAAGTGTTTTGTACTTCTTTCCCTCGCCTACAAGGGCACTAACAATGTCAGAGGTAGTCTGAGTAGCAGGAGTTGTGGCTCCTGTCTGCCCGTCAGTGGTGGCAGATGTTTGGGACTGGTCATCCGTAAAAATTGTAGCTTGGTCAGCACTCATTAAATTACTCCATGTATAATGTATTAGTAGTAAAAAACAACTCAAATGTCCAATTTAGGACTACATTTTTGCTCCTTTAGGTAACATATCAATTATTTCTTGGTAAGCAACCCTTTTACCAGCTTCAAAAGCTAACAAAGCATAGTGATTGGGTATTGAAAAATCATCAGGTTTGGTCTTGAAAGTAGCCTCTTTCATCTCCATTAAGGTAGTGTACAAGGGAGTAAGACCATATCCCATACCCTCCCATGTCTTTTCCCATTCTTCTTTAGAGGTGGTTTTGTGCCGATTTTTACTCAAATTCATCAGCATTTACATAGCCTCCACATCAGGCGGGCCTTCAACTGGAACCTGCTGTTCAACTTGCATATCCTCTTGCACTTGGTTAATAAGGCGTTGAGTGTCTGCTTGTTCAAACACCATAGCATTGTCTTTAACAATCTTATAAGTACCCCATCCAAGAGCATCTTCAAGGGCTTTAGCCACAGCTTTGCCACTAAAATGAGCAGCCACAGAAGGCAGCGAAGCTACAGTTTGCATTGTCGTGTTCAACTCTTGAATAAACTTGGCCTGTTCAGCAAAATGTCGAGCACCCATCGGGTACAACTTGCCTTTGCCAATAAGATCGTCTTTGGTAACTTCAATGTAAATCTCTGCACCAAATTCAGAGTCAATGGTACGAATGCGTTCCATAGCACCAAAATTACGAACACTTTCTTCCAGCATGCTATTAAGCAACGGCTCAAGAATGTTCTTTTCAAACCAGTACACCTTGCTTTGGAAAATACGACCAGAAGCGTTTTCAAGCTGTTGCACTTCGTATTTAGTTTTCTCTCCCGGTGTACGAATGCCCATAGCTTGTTTAGGAGCACCTGCCAACTCTTCCATGCGATTCATCAATTCATTAATCTGCATGTCTGCTTGCAGAGCAGTGGCATCAGGGCGAAGAAACTCCACATCCCCTTCATCTCCACAATAGATGTTTTGACCGGGGCCAAATTCAAACTCTTCCACCGTAATCCCCTTAATCTTAGCAATTGGGTAGGCAATTTGGTCAAACACATCAGCCTTCAGGTTTTCAAGGTGGTCAATCCGATATTGCATTCCCATCAACTGATCCAACGGGCCTTGCGCCCAAAGGTTGTCAGTGCGAAGTCGCCAACCACAATGGAAGAAAGGTTTATTACCAAGCCAACTCTTATTGGGAATATTCCTAAGAACCCACTTACGATCAATAATTGTAATGACAACATCTCGATGGTAGGTGGAGTTTTCTTTATCCCAAATATCACCCCAATATTCCAAAATCTCTACAAGATCGGAGTCAATATATTCTTCCATACTGCCAAAACCATCAATAATAAGTCCTTCACGTTTCATCTCTTCCGGCCTATCACGGTAGGCAGAGCGCATTGCAATGGCTTTAGAAATGCTTTCAGGATTGTATTGCAAGTTGGGCTTTGTTTCAACATCATTCATCAAATCGCCCATGCTCTTCAATGTACGACGAATAAATGGAGAGGCTTCAAATGTTGTAGACAACGGATTGATTACAACATCCAGCGGATTAACACGGAAGGCTTTAGGGCCAGTGTATAGATTGATGGTGTCACCAGTGTCATAATCTTTTTTGGTTTCGTTTACAAACTCATGCCCAACAAAGACGTTGCCATAATCAATGTAGTCATAAATCAGACTACTAACCAACAACTGAAAGTTAGAAGCCTTAAGTTTATTTTTCATGTAGTTGACAATAGCTGTACGCTTTTTAGCTATGTCATCAGTTTTTTCAGTGCTCTCCCAAATGAACCAATCCTCAGACGGAAATAGAGCAGCCATATAATTAGCATGCAAATTATCCCGTAATTGGGTGAGTTTGGGTGTAACTGTGGAGTTTTTCCAAGGAAGTTTTTTGTTTTCTGTTTTGCGAGTGTCTGTAGCAAACAGATATTCACGCAACTCCTTTTTCTCATCCTTCCAGTTTTCACGTGCAGTGTCCCACTTTACCCAATAGTCAGTGATGTAACTAGCCAAATACTCCGGCTCATACTCAGTCATTTGAATGTTGTCTTGCATTATCTCTCCTAACTAGCTACGCCGCCAAAGCGACTTGAATAGATTACCTTGTCGTTGTTTCTGCGCCATGTTTTATTAGCAGCCATTGGCGGTTTTGCTATTTCAACTACACTTGCTAGTGCATCTTTAATATCGTCATGTTCAGGGTTGCTCATCAACAACTCTTCTTCAAGTATTTGACAATTGCCTCCCTTATAATGCCATATTAATTTATTAGAATAACGAGGTTCTAATATTGCACTAATACGTTCTGCTTTCTTCATATTACGTGGAGGGTGGTATTCCTCAATTGTAAATAGAATGTTTTGTGTTCTCATATAATCTTTAAACTGAGAGACAATCATCCCTTGAGCTTGCACCACTTCAGCACGTAGTTTTCTAAACTTCCATTTCTTATAAGCATTCACCACTCTATCATACATTACACTTATTTTATTTGTTTTAAACCTATCAATGTCTAAAATGTAAATGTAATTATCTTCGTCAATTCCTATAATGACAATAGCAGTGTAATCACTTGCAGCATTCATTGTAAACGCAAAGTCTATTGCGCCATATACATTTAGCATCTTATCGCCAATGTACCAAACACCACTTACATTCTCAACTTTCTCTTTATCAAACCAT